AGGTAGACCTACCTTTTGCTGACACCTTAAAGACCACATCTCCTGTCAGACCAACTTCAAACTTCACACGAGCTATAGTGAGAGTTGCCGTGTAATCTGTTTGTTCTTGACCTGTACCTTGCCTAAAGTAGAATCGTGGTAGTTCTAGATCCATCTCATAGGTATAGCCTACAATTAGATCTTCGCTTGCTAGGTTCAGCTTATCTACCTTTGCATAGAAGCCAGTAGCATCATTCAAGACAGTAGGGAATAACACCAAGCCAGAGTTGCTGTAGACAGGTGTCACACTATTGGGGTTAGCAGTCAGCACACATAGCTTCAGTGTTGAGTCATGCTTAAACGGCAGATAGATCTTTGTATGCTCACTACCGGGTGTAGAGACATAGACCTTACTTGCAGGTGCCTTCCATATATCAAGTCTTGGATCCACCTTGCCACCATCACTAGTCAGCAATGTCGATGATGTTGGACTCTGCACCAGAGAGATCTTCTGAATTACATACGACGACTGTTGTTTAGACACAAGCCAATAGACATCTCTGTCTACTGCGTTGTGCATCACAGTGCCACTAACCTTCCATCTAAACCACGACTGAATTTCACGTTTCTCTCCACTGTTATAGAATCTAAAAAGATAGATGTCTTTACTAGTGGTTGATGATAACGACAGCAGGCTGTTCTGTGGTGAACCGACAACCTGATCAATCGTAGATGGGATCCATTCAGGAACAATACGTGAGATATCAATCACGATAGGACTATCGTCCTGACCTTGTGTCTGCATCTCAAACACACGTGAGTACGATGGTGTCTTAGATACAAATGCAACTGTTGTGCCAAGGTCAACAGGATCATTCAATGTATCCATCTCATAATTAGAGATGGTCTTAATTGTTGTACCACCAGGAGTTAGTATCCCATTTTCACCTTGCAGTAGGAACTGTTGTGAACGACTAAATAACAGCAAACCCTGAGCAACAGGTACAACACCATGAAGTGTGGCAGGACGGATACTTGAACATGAGATATCAACTGGATCCGAACCAACAGTCGTTAATGCACTGGTGTGGTAGAAGTTGAAGTAATCACCTGCCTGACTCATTGAGACATTCTCATCCGTCAACATACCCAGTCGGTTGTTATAGAAGAACAACTGCTGAATGGTGTTACCAACAAAGCTAGGATCTGAATTACTCAGTAGGTCACCTACAAGTCGTTCTTCATAACTCACCTCACTAAATGTGAATGTTCCATTTGCATTCCGAATCAGCTGGTGTGGCATCGTTGCGTCATCAAGACCAGGGCTGATGTCTGGCTTTCTAGTTTCCTGCCAATAGCCGCTGCCACTTACACCATCATCGGCAAAGAACTGCACATAGTAATCGTCTTCGATCTTGGTACTATTGTTTACCAAGACAATCCTTCCATGCTTTGACTTCGCGGGAAGTCTTGCAAGGTTATCAACGCTATCGACAAATACTGTAAGAGCCTCACCATCCTGTCCACCTTTAACTGTTATTGTGATATCAACAGTGCCAACAATCTCAATACTTGATCCAATCCTTGTTGCAGTCATATTTGCAATGCCATTAATCGAAGTCGTTAATGCGTTCAAGATTGCATCAGCATTTACAGTTGACTGTGTTTGGGAGGGACTTGTGATTGTTCCTTCAGAGTTAAATGTGGTGTAGCTTACTGTTGTACCGTTTATAGTTACTTCATACTTTGCACCATACTCAACTGCAAATAGACGTATGGTTGCATTACGCTTGTATGTATAGCTATTAGCCGCTTTGGTGGTAACGGTGATCTTCTTGTTAGTGATAAACGTATAGTCGTTTATCGTCAGAACATCATAGTCATCCTTTGTCCCAGTTAGATAAGATGTAGCACCTGTGCCGTACGTAACTGTTCTAGGTGTCCCATCAATTAGGCTCCAGATGTTAATACTGGTTCCCTTGATAACGCAAACATATTGTTCGTTGTTATCCCTAAAAATGGAGAACCACTTACCATTATCATATGTTCCAGGTGCAATCACATTTCCTGAGCTATCCTTCAGCTCAGCTAGAAATGATCCACCAGGCCTTTTAATTAATCCAAACGTGGGGTCTGGGTATGCGTTAAGGCAGTCAATCAACTGACCGGCATACTTCATGCTATCCGGTTGTTGAGATACACCACCTAAGTAGTTTGGTATTCGTTGAGTTACACTTGCCATTAGCGATACAATGCTCTATAGGGTTCGTAGCTGTTGTAATAATTCGCACCACGAGGATGACCAAAGAAGGTGTAGTCACCCTGATTGCATTCATATTCCAATGCCATTGCTCGACAGTACGCTTCCTTTTGTTGAAGCATCTGATATTGCGTACCATCACCCACAATTCTGCTAGAGGTGATGCTTGCTGCTCTCGCTACAATGTAATCCTTGATTGGTGTCGGAAGATCAATCCAATCAAACAACCAAACTACATCGCATTTTACCTGCTTCTCGAACTGATAGCTATGTTCTGTCTTGTCGTATAGCTTGCCGTTACGACGAACGACATCTTGCTCTCTGTAGTCTGGTGTTAAATCAATTTGTAAGATGTTATTTGGTATGAGAATCTCTTTGTTCGCATCTGGTGTGAAGGGGTATTCATACTCTTTGTTGAACGTCCAACCTTCTGCCTGTACCTCCCGTGACACTTGCTGCAGTGTGTCGTATGCAATCGCAACGTCCGGGTTGGTTTGATTAAGGGTGGTAACAGGCGCCTGACCAACTGACGCCAGAATTTCATTAACAGCTTCAAGCTCAGTCTGAGCGTTAGTGGTAGGAAATGGCATAACTCTAATGTTGTATGCAATGGATAAAAAAAAGGGGACCCCCGAAAGGATCCCCCATTGAAATAAATCAGACGTTAGTGATGTTGCACTCAACGCCAGGATATGCAAGACGCAGGTTCTTGGTGACCGACTTCACAGCGGAGTCAGCAACAGCAGAACCATAACCCTTGCGAGTTTTAGCAACCGAGATCCGCTCTGCATCAGTGGTGCAAGCAGACTGGTTACCCTTAGCAACAGAAACAGCCATGGTATACCTCAGTTAGTGTAGTTGACAGTATCAACTCGGAATGTAGCGCTGGTAGTACCAGCAACGCTAAGTACATCCCCCACCCGGTAGCCATCTCCACCAGCAGCAATGCTCTGACCAGTTACAGCACCACCAGTAACAGTAGTAGTAAGTGTGCAACCGCTTCCATTGGCATTATCGCAAGTGGTAGCTTTAGTACCAGCAGTTTGGCCAGTACCAGCAGTCAGGCGTGTCACGGAAGCAATAGTGCCTCCAGCACGACCTGCCTCAATCGGAGGAAGGGGATAGTACGTTTGGCTGGTAGTAACCCCAACGCCGTCAACAGTTTGACGAGCCATCGGTAGTATCTCCAGCTATTAGCTACGAGCCGACTGCAGTTCGATAGCAGCAGCAGGGTTCAGAGTACCAACACCCATGGCCATACGACCAAGGATCACATCGCCCTGGTACAGCACGGACACATCACCGCTGGTCACTTGAACCTGAGGACCAATTGCCTCAACAACACCAGCAGCATCACGTTGGTAAATCAGACCACAGTGGGTGCTGAAGTCACCAGAGTAGTTGTTGTTCTCACCTTGAACAGCAGCAACGTTACCAGCCAGGAAAGGCAGGTTGTTAGAACGCTTGATGCTGATACCAGCGATTTCAACAAGACCTTCGCCACTGTTGAGGTTACCCTGGTTGTTACCGTAATCACGGTTCAGGATGTTGCTGTCAACCTGGCTGATCAGTGCATAGTACTGACGCGGGGACAGTACAGCATGACGGCCAGTCTTGGGCACATTCTTCTCATCGAGAATGCTGGCAGCCTCAAAGAAGGCATCCACCAGAGCTTGAGCATCAAACTCCTTCTGCACACCCAGTTGGATGATGCTACCGCCGGGCTCAGGGCCAGGAGCAGCAGTGATCGGGTGAGCTTCACGAGCAGCTTTAGCGATCTGACGGAAGATCTTCTTGTCATAAGCTTCTGCCAGTGCATGACCGATCTTCTTCGAGATCTCGCCACGCAGGCTGTAGTGAGCAAGAGTCTCATCCAGGTCATAGACGAATGCCGAGCTGATCAGCAGGTCGTCACAGACGATGGTCTTCTCTGCCACCGGGGGATCACCAGAACCAAGGATCGGAGTCCCAGGCACGTGGTAGTCCGCCGTCATACGGCCAGTGAAGATGAACTGAAGGGACTTACCGTTCTTCAGCGTACGACGCTGCACGGTGTCACGAGCGATACAAGCCGATTCATAGGCTTTGAACAGCTCACCTGAGAACAGTTTCAGGTAGGTAGCGTACTTAGTATCGTACGCATTTGCACCAGAGGTGCTGGATACGGCTTTATTAAGCGTACCCAATACGGTTTGAGTAGTGTTAGCCACGTTAGTAAAGAGAGAGTGTGTTGTTACGTCTCTCTAAGCGCTTAGAGAATCACATGATTAGGCATGTGTTCAAAGAAAAGATAATGCGTCTGTCTCTCCAGACTGTCCATGACTAAAGGGTGTCTCCGTAGAGGCCAATAGTCAATAGGAGCCAGGTCCGACTCTGAGGTGCCTGACTCCGTTTAATTATTTAGTTTTAGGTGTGTAAGCTACGCCGCGATACTTCAGCTTCTGCTCCTTGTCGGCAGCTTTCTGCTCCCGTACACGGGCTTCCAGTTCGACTTGTGTCATTGTCGGAAAGAAGTACCTACCCCCCGTTCCATGAGTAGGCGTCATGCGTCCCCGCAGGGATGAACGGACGACGTGCTTACATATCTCAGCAACCCTTCTTGCCGCCGCCGCCCTTACCTTTTCCTTTCATTGTTAAGCGTTTTTAAGGAAGCCAGGAAGCTCCTGACCTCCGGTATTCTTTTCTCTACGCTTCTTTAATTTGCGTAGCATCTCAGGATTTGCATTAGGTACACCGTCATAATTCTGACCACCCGGTACATAGGGTTTATTCAGATCAAAACTTTTTCCTTGTGAAATCTTGAGATCATTCTTTTTATTCTTTTTTCCCTTGGACCGCATCATCACGGCCACGCAGTACCACCTGCTTGAACCTTCACACCCTTAGGGCTCAGTTCAGTCAGGGTTTGATTTGCTTGACCATAAGCAGTGCGGAATGCTTCAGCACCACTAGTAGGGGTCACATATTGAACAGAAGACACCGAAGATACCTTCGGATCAAAAGGATTAGCTTTAGCCATGTCAGTTGATTCGTTGAATGGTGACTTGACCAACACCTTTACTTCTCAATCCAATTGCCTCAGCAGCAGCACGACTTAGATCAATATCACGACCATGAACAAAGGGTCCACGATCATTAATACGAACATTAACGCAACGCTTATTTGAGGGGTTGCAAACACGCACACGTGTACCAAAAGGCAACGTACGATGAGCTGCAGTCATTGAATGCATGTTGTAGATCTCACCAGAAGCGGTGGTTCTACCGTGATATGGATAGCCATACCAAGACGC